ATTGGTCAGCCTCTCCTGATTTATGGCTATCAGATTGTCAATCTTCTTGTGGTTCATATTAGTAACATAAACATCGCCTCCGATGTAGATGACAACAGCCACCAGAACAACTGCGAACTCCTTTGATAATTTCATCTAAATAAGTTTTTGAATTTTTGAAATAGCTTCTGATAGCCATTCATGTCTACCAGCTTCTGACTATCATCGTAATATAGCACAGTCTCCAGCATGCCCTTGTGCATGTCTAGAGCCATCCGGTAAATTCGATAAATTAAAATGATTGACCAGCCATGATGGTATAGCCATTCTTCTCCTGGGTTGTAAAAATGCGGCTCTGGGTTAGCCATCTTAGTAAGTATGATAGCTCCGTAGGCAGGAGTATCATAGATAAATTTCACCAGCTCCTCCCTTAATTCGTGAGTCATAATTATTAATATGTCCAGATGACCTTCGCAGGCTTGGTTGGATCGCAATCAGCGTGAATAAATGTGCTGCTCACTCCAATTCTATTTATACCGGACTTCAGCAGACTGTCAATAATCACAAATCGCTTATCGCCATCTGTGCAATGAATATCGGCTGCCCATCCCTGACAATGGCTACTTCCCTTAACTGCTCCCTTTAATTTAGAATTATGAGCCTCTGTCCGGTAGCCTGAATTAATTTTAAAAGGCACTCCTGCAATGGCTCTGGCATTGTCCAGCATCTGCATGAACTTAGGCTGCATCTTAGCCCCTGAACCCGGAGCATCAGGTGAATCAAACTCTGATAACTTAAAGTGCTTAAGCGGAAATTGCATGCTGTAAAGTTACTTGATGCGAGTGAATTTTTTAGCTGCACTTTTCACCGACTTTTTACCAACACAGCCCCAAGCCTTCCTGCTCAAGTCATTGGCACATGGTGGCTTTGCGCACTTCTTAATGCCCGATGAACGAGCGCAGTAAGCATCTCCCTTAGCAGTGCCAGGAGCGATGGAGTAGCCCTTTGCCCCGAAGCTGACTGTCTTGCCATTTACTTTGGTCTTAAACTTTTTGTCTGCCATTATCGTCCTTGTCCTTTATACTTCTTGACATTGCCTGCCTTTGGGCCTGAGGTCTTGCTGTGCTTTCCTTCCCTCCTCTTACCGAAGCTAATCTTAATTGATGACTCTTTGGATGCCTTTTTCATAGGGTAAATATCCTAATTATTGAATTACTTTTGTAATCCCTTATGATCGTTGAAGATAACATTCACATCACGAGAAATGGAGCTGCTCCTGGTACTTGCCAAAGGCAGACACTTCCTGAAGGATCAGGCCAATCCTAATCGCCCAACTAAACAATGGGGCAATGACCGGGAGACAATTGACATGCTCGGTGTAATGGGTGAGTATGCAGTAAGTAAGGCTCTAAAAATAGCAATGGACATGAGCTGCGGTCTGGAGGGTGATGGAGGTACAGACCTCATGATGGGTGACTATAACATTCAGGTTAAGACCACAAAGTATAAGACAGGCAGGCTGGTCTTTAACATGAATGATAAGTTAGATGCTCACATCTACATTCTGTGCTTGGCAATGGAAGGAGCAGCCGAGGTCATTATCCAAGGCTACATCAGGAGGCAGAGTATGGATGAAGTCATGACTGAGCAGAACCTAGGCTATGGATTGCGAAAGGTAATTGAGCAGAAGCATCTAAAGCCCATCTCCCTACTATTAGCTTATAGGGAGAATAATTAGGGTGAAAGCGTGACAAAATGGAACAGGTTGAAATTTGTAAGCACATGACTTCAAATTGTAGTCATCTTTAAGTCGGCAGAATGCTGGCCTGAGCAACTTGTAAATAATCCTTACAGGTTGTAATAACCTTGAACCACTTTCAGAACCACCTTGAACCACTTACCTTAGCCCTGTTCTCCCTTTCTCCTTTGCAGCCTCATATTGCTCCTTTGCTACAGGCCAGAGCTGATGGCGGCAGTTATAGCCTCCACGATAGCTGAATATAGTAGTGCTGTTAGTGCCAGCCATTCGCCCTTGCCATCCCTTTAAATTAGGCCATGCTTTTACTTGATCAGTGGTAAAGTATCTGCCTGCCCTAGCCACACAGAATGGTCTTGAGTCCTGAATCAATGTGCCTTGGTATAGGTAGTATTCAACATCTAAATCCTCGGCTATGGTCTGGATGTATTCGGCATTGAAGGTCATCACTGAGTCATTGGTAGTCTGCTTAATATACCTGTTTAAAAAGGCCTTCTCTGTGTCAGTTCCTTCAATGAATTTCCGAAGTGTCTTATTAAGCTCAGAGCGTGAGCCTATGCCTGCAATGTTATCTTTCAGAACCTCCTGAATCGCTGTGCCAAAGTTCTCTCTAATGCCTGCTCCTAATAGTGCATCCTTAGTGGTTGCTATGTTGGTCTCCAGGATAGCCTCATAGAGTGCCTTCTTTGGTTTAAAATCACTTATGGCAACTGTAATGTACTCGTTGCTTAGTTCAGCCAGCATCTCAAAGCCCTTAATTACTTCAGCAACCTGAAGCTGATAGGGTGCATTGGTAACAATGGTATTGGCAATGTCCTTCTTGAGTTTTATCAGTTCCTTCAATGACTTAGCCCTATCCTTTGGGTCTAAGGACAAATCAGAGGCTAAGTCAATCACCTGATCAGATAGCTTGGCAAATACCCTGGGCAATGCCTCATCCATCCGGGTCTCAATAGCCAGTTGTAATTCCTGAATCTTCTTTATTAACTCAGTAGGTGTTGCCACTATTATTCAATTTCACCCAGCAGATTATTGATTTTATCATTCAGCGTTTTAAACAGCGCAGTATTGCCTGCCTTACTTGCTCTCTCGGCAGCAAGTGACAGCTGCATAATTGCAAGTGGTAGCTTGCCTAGATTGTCTGAATCATTATCAGATTCACTTGAGCTGCTCATGTTGTCCATTATAGGCACAATACCTGCTCTGATTTGAGCCTGCTTCTCAGCTGCAAGTGCATAAAGTTCTGCTCTCTGCACATTGAATGGTTTATCATACCAGGTTGCATCCTCCTCTACTTTCTGAGTGATAAAGGAAGCAAGGTTGGCACTCAGGATGTAATCTAATTGAGTGCAGCCATTGCTAGATAGTAGCACTGTCTTTTCATCCGTGCTTTTAAAAGGCAATGGATCAAGGCTACTCAATAGCTTTAGGTAGGTCTTCTGGATACTGTTCTCGCCATACAACTTCTCCACATAATCCATCTCAATGCCGGATGTAATAAGTGGGTTAAACTTGCTCTCCACTGCCTTCTTCAATTGCTCTGCTACCATGTCAGAGGTCAGCACATCATAGTCAGTAGGCACAGTGATTTGAGGAAGTGCTGCCTGAATCTTATCACTATCCATTAAGGATGATGCAAAAAGTGCATTGTACCTCTGGAGCATGATGTAGAAACAGACCTTCCGATAAACTTGCGCCAGATGCACAGTTACTGAGAAGCAGAATGTATTTAACTCCTTACGATCATACTCCTTTGCTATGCCTGACTGAGCAGCTGGTATTTGACCTAGTAACTCAAGGCCAATGGCTTTGAAGCCTTGAAACTCCTTCTGAAGAATGTCTTCCTGAAATAGTTTTACGGTCTCAACTGGTCTCTCAATATAACCTGCCGGAGGCACAGGCGGAACAAGTGGATTAGGATTGACAGCACTGACCCGGTCGATATTGATTTCCATCAACCCAAAAGGTGATGAACTTGCTCTACCTGATCCTGAGCAATCGTTGCAGCTCACTCGCTCATCCTTTCTGTTAGTCCTGATGCCTGTGCCATTGCAGGTCTTACAGGGAGACATCTTCAATGCCCATTTCTGCGGCAGAGCGTGCATGGCCCATAGGATGTTCAGGTCATCAGTCCTAAAAAGAACTTCATTCCAGGAGGGCAAGCAAGGAGCAAGGACTGAATCATAAACTAACTTACCATCCTCTTCCTCATAAATGATGTTGCCTACTTTGCAGGCTGGCAGATAGCCAAATTGATACGGCAGAATGTAAACTTGAAAAGGCTGATCATAGGTGTACTGATTAATCTGCCTGAATAGCATCAGGCCTTCAGTAGTTATGCACAAGAACTGATCCCACTTCTTGCGATTCATATCAACATAATCCTCAACCTTAGTAATTACGAAGCTCTCATCCTCCCAGATTAAGTGTTCAGATTCAATTATCTGTGGGTAAGGCCTGCTCCAGTCTAATGTGGTAACTGCTGATGGGTCTTTAATGAACTCCTCAAAGTCCGGTACTGTAATTACAACAGCATTACTATCCTTCAGGTAAGTCTTTAAAAACACATTAAAAAGCCATGTCTCAAGACTTCCAGTCTTTGGAAGC